GCCGACTATTACATTAAAAGTATCTTTAAGGGCGTTGAAATAAACGTCTGATAAAAATCTTTCGTTTTGCTTACTTACGTATCCGCACTTGGAAATTAAAAAATCATATGTTTCGTTAAATAATATTTGGTCGGACGTGATCCGTTTACTGTCAAGTTTATAAGATAAAGACTTATTTGAAACATAATATTTATGGAGGGGTTCTGAAAGTATACCAATGCGTTGGGACAAGTGAATTGCCTCTAATAAGAATATTGTATCGCTGCCATAGCTTACACTGCGATTTGGCAAAAAAATTCCTTTTTGTAAAATTGATGTGGAAAATAATTTTGCCCACATTGTACGTATAAATTGGTGGTATATAGGGAAATATTTATCAAAATCCTGTTTCGATTCTAATATAATGTTACGTTTGGATGTCCGCACACTTAGACAATGTCCACTTATGCCGTCAATAAAATAATTACCACAGGCAGCAACATCAAGTTTATTTTCTTGTGCGAATTGGCTCATATGATTTAAAAAATTTGGATCATATTCGTCATCCGAGTCAAGCCAAGCAAAATAATTTCCCCAAGGCTTTTTTAAATATTCTTCAATAAAATGGTAAAAGCACAAAAAATCATTTAGAATGATATGTTTACAAATTATTCGTGAATCCATCTCAGCATACTTGTCAGCTATATTGCCAGTGCTGTCAGTGCTTCCATTGTCAACTAAATACAAAATCCAGTCCCGGTATGTTTGGTTAAGCATACTGTCCAATGCGCGTCGTAATGTACGTTCAGCATTATATGCCTGCATATATACAACTACTGTATCATTCATTTGCTACCTTCCAATGTAAACATTACTTCTTTTGTTCTGCGGCAGGGAAACGTTCAACATCATCGCCGAAACTTATACAGCTCCTGCACGAAACACGCGGGGCATCGTTAAAATGGCGTATCTTCTCTCGCTTTTCCTCATCGGTTTCAGACTTATCATATAAATCGACAAAGTCGCGCCCAGCTGGTGTGATTTTTCCGAGAGTGCTTGCCATAAGGGACCTTGCGCAGCCATGCATTTTCCCGCGGTACATATGGAAATTACGCATAGCAACCTGCCCGCAATGAGTAAACTGTTCCCACAGCTGATCTTTGCTTTTGCCTCTATCCTCAAAATGTGTATTGTCAACCCAACCACCGTAATGCTGTAAATCCCCATGGTATTTTTTAACTACAAAAGGGATATCATCTTTCCGCAGCAATTCGGTCATTGCATCAACCTGAGGAGAATATTTTCCGTAGTCACTTATCTGTATCTGCATATGCCGCCCATACTGTTTGAATACATAAATATCTTTTTCACACGGAAGCACCGTGGCGTTTGTTATAAGTATAAGTTTATCAAATCTGTTTTTATAATTAAGGCAATGCGCATATACATCGCTTAAATCATTGCGCATAAATATTTCTCCGCCGACAAACTGCAGCCATTCTGTGTAATCGACCAATTCAAACACACGGTCTATATCGCAAATTAATTCGTTTACAGGAATATGCTCCGGATGTTTAAACATTGTCATATAGTTGCTGCACAGTTTGCAGCGCAACGTACATTTTAGCGTCGGCATTATTGCCAGTCTTCTTAAATTTAATGGTTGTGACATATTTTCTCCTTATTTAGTAAGCATACAAAATAGTATCCCATGTATATGGGGAATAGTGGCGCAGTGCAAATCTATAATCGTTACGTATATTTAATATGGTTTGCGGCAGTTCATAAATATCTTGTGGTTTATGGTATGCGCAAATAGCGAGCTTCGGCTTAACAGCTTTAATGATATTTTTACTTCCAAGCAGAGCATTTTTTTCAGAACCTTCAATATCCATTTTTATAAATGTAGGAAGTTCTTCAACCTTTTTATTCGCAAAATATTCATCTAATGATATTACAGATATAGCGTCTTCTCCGGCATCATTAATTTGGGATTCAGCTAATAGCTCTAAACATGCATGCATTGAATCAGCTTTGTTCCACAATCCTTTTAAAATTATGTGGATGTTTTCATATCGTGACAGATTTATCTTGGCGATCTTGGCGTTATTTGGGTCAATATCAAATCCATAAACAGCCCTATACTTACCGTTTACCAACTTTATAAACTCTTCGGATGTATCTCCTGTATATAGGCCTCCATCGGCGAACACCTCATTATCCGAAAATTGAAAAAAATCTTTTGGGAAATAAGCAGGTTCTTCTTTTTCATAATCAAATGTGTCTTTAAAAAGGTAACTGTTAATGCGTTCTAAAATTATTTTTTTAGATGTGTTATCGCTGAAAAAGTTATAACTCCATTTATAGCCATCTAAATATGTTCTAAATTTATCATAAGTCAAACTTGTAATCTCAACTACAGAATTATTGAAAAATTTGAATGCACTGTCAAAAGTATATATCTGTTGGCTACTGAAACCAAGCTCAAGCAGTTGGTTATAAATACTTTCCTGATTTTTAGGATTAGCAACTGAAATGACAACATTAGAATTATAATATTTATTCTTAAGCTCCTCCGGAGAAATAATCCTTAATCCAGTTTTTTGCTCGCACCCGGTTTTTTTGCTGTCACAAAAGCATCGCGGATAAATTTCATGGGAAACAAAATTTTTATATATCGGTATACCATAAAAGCCCAAGCCAAAAAGTACAATCGGCCTGCTCAACAGGTTTTCTTTTAATTTTGATATTTTAATTGCATCCTGCCCAGAACGATAACGCTCTTCAATCTTTGCATATTCTTCTTCAAAACTACCTAACATATTTTTTTACCCATTCCTTTTCAAAATCTAATGCATATCCTCCGCTGAGGAAATCTTTTTCATGTACGTGAAGTTCACTTTCAATAAAGTCGAGCTGTTTGCCGCACCCCGCAATATTATAGCGGTTAATTTTTTCGACCATGGAAATCATAAACGACCATTCAAAATAATGCCACAGAGCTATATTGTCAGGAAAGTGTTCGGTTAGCCATATTGTGCGTTTACGGTACGCCCGCAAATATTCATTTAGCGTATCAGATGTAAGCAAACTGTAATCCGTTGTCCATGCTGAGTTATTTCCTGTATGCCTGTTAAACGTATACTTCGGCAGGCCGTGATAGGCTACGCGTCCCGCACAGGAAAGAAGTATGTGCATTTGTGATATATCGTCATATTTGTCGCTTTCCGGAAAACGTATTTTTTTTGCCAGCCCTCGCGTGAACATTTTTGTTGGGAAGGCCATACTGTAGCACTTGCGCCACATAAGTGTAATTACGGCCTCTTCACCTGTCATTATGCGTTTTTCTTCATACGCTTTGTCCTTAGACCCGCAAATGGAAACTTCCGCATCATTACTGATTAAAAGGTTATAAAGAAATTCGAGAAAATCCGGCTCTGCACAGTCGTCGTCATCGATAAAGGCTATACAGTCCCCGTATGCGGCATCAAGGCCGGTGTTGCGACCGCTGCCTATATTGCCGCGCTCTTTATGTATTACACGTATGCGGCTGTCTTTTTTGGCATATGTGTCGGCAATCTTTCCGCTGCTGTCTGTTGAACCGTTATCTACGATTATAAACTCAAAGTCTTTAAACGTTTGCTGCAGGATGCTTTCAATAGCACGGGCTACAAAGTTTTCACGGTTATATGTCAGCATTATGACCGATATTTTCAATTATTGCACATCCTTCTAACATATCTATATTATATTTCGACAGTTTTTGCAATAACTTTAGCCAGATATTGCCCGAAATAACTTATGTATCAAAAATAGGCCGATTGCTTCGGACAATATGAGCCGCCTTTAAGCCGTATAAAAAACAGAAGCCCGGTCCTATGGACTGAACTCCTGCTTTTTATACTATTCGCCTAATTTTAGATGCAGCCATCAGTGCCGGAATGTAAAGTGAAACAATAAAAAGGCCCCGATACGCAAAGTGCGTACCGGGACTTTTGACTGGTGCGCTCGGAGGGATTCGAACCCGCGACCTTCTGATTCGTAGTCCCATTAAAAATTAGAATCCTAGAAATGGCTCTATTACTGCATTTGTTCAATAAATATTTTGTTTAAATACCATTTTATATACTTGATTTATTATGTTTTTAAGTGTATCACAATGTAATAGTCAAGTCAACTATTTTTTACTGCTTTATTGCCATTACTATTATCCTGCTTAGTTTCATTGGTCATATCCTCATCACTTAGCCGCTGTAATTCCAATGCTGTATTGGTAGTATAAGGACTAAGGTCAATGACTGTCTGTTTAGAAATAGCATCCATGTCATACTGTGTCTTTAATTCGTTTATCATGGACTGTGTATCAACTGGACGATTATAATTGAATGTGACATCTACTTCATCAAAATCATCTTCGGAAAATGTTTTATTCTGTAAAGCAAGTAATTTTCTAAAGTATTCAAAGCGCAAGAAGAATCCATCCTTTAACACTTTAGTCATTTGCTTTGCTCTGTTGTCGCTCTGACTGAAAAGCAGTTTCAACGAAATTTCAGATACATTAGCAATATTGCTTTGTCCTATTACTGCACTAGGTACGCAAGCGATTGTGTATAGTTGCTGAATAAGATTATCCAGTTCCAATTTAATGCTGTTATAATCCAGTGTAGCACTAGCATATTTAAAGCCGCCACCTGCTTCAAATACAAGCATTTCGCCACACATATCTTTACTTACACTTGCATCTGTAGCACGACCAGCACACACGCCAAGCGGATTCATTGATAATGTAGTAATAGCATCATCCAACTTAGATAGCAGATTTTCAATCTTATCCATAATAGGAATAAGGTCATTCATAGGACTATCACCAAAGAAATTATATGCTGTCTTATCAAGCGAAGCATAATGAATCGGCAATCCTGTAAGGTTTGGTTTTTCAGATTCAATTACATTATCTTTCCAAATTTGTACTTTATCAGGATAATAAACATAATAATGTGTTGTACCTGTATCGGCATCTTTCCAGTATTCGACAAAAGCAATATAATTCTCTGCATCATCATATACAGGATAAGCACTCTCATTTGCTATGATATGAGGTTTTACCCTACCATTACTATCAAGATAGTCATATTCAAAGGCATTGCCATACTTCGCTAAATCCTGTGCAATCTGATAATCTGCTGTATTGTAACGCCCTTTTTTATAAATCCTATTGAATTCCTTTACAATATTCTGTTCACCTGTGATACTTATAGGATTACCCAATATGTAACTTGCATGGAAATTTTCAATAATTTTAAGTGTCTGCAATACAATCTTAGCAGTAGTATATGTTTCACCTTTAAACTTAAAATTAGGTCTTTGCAAAACTTTATGTAACCGCAAGAAATATTCTTTAATATCCAATACATTACCAATTCGCTCTTGATGTTCTGTTTCCTGCGGAACATCTTCAAACCAATATGGTTTTGTCATATCTACCATTCTATCACACTCCTTAATGATAATTAATTCCGCACTTGATTCCCTGTAATGCCATTCCACAAGCCATACATAAATCATCATGCGAACCGATAATTGCACCCATCTTACCATCGTTTGTAAATTCGAATACTTTCATTTCCTGCAATAAATCTTTACTCTTTATAATCATCTGTTTTGTTTCAAACATTTCTACAAAGTCATTCACAAGCATAGGTTTAGTTTTTGTATTTGTCTGCCAACCTACTTTTGGGAGCATACACTGTGAACGTGCATCATACTCCATATAGGAGTACATATTTCTGTAGTGATATTCGTTGTAAAGTTTGTCTACCACTGTATGTCCTGCACTCATCTTTTCTACAACTAAGTTAGCATTACTATAGAAGATACCAGTATCATTAATCAACTCTGCAAAAGCATAAGGTTTAATGGTATTACTCTTAAATTCTGCACATTGTTCTGCATTCTCATTGAATACTTCAAATGCACTGTAATCCTTGCCCACACCCTCAGAAGTATCACAGCCAATATAAAACTTAACTCCCCTTTGTGGCAGATTCCAAATAGTCAGTCCATTGTTTAACCACCTTTTCAGTGATACAGGGAAATTCTTAGGCAACATATCTTTTGTGACAGGTTTAATTTTTTCAATGCCAACTAAATTCTCATGAATAAATTGAGGGTCAAAAATATTATTGCCTGTTGAGATAAACGCTTCCAACGGTTCAGAAGGAAATTCCTGCTTAAATGCTTTTTCGCTTGTATTGGCTATCTTCATACGCCGCCACACAATCTGTTGAAGTGAAGCACCTTTATTCATAAGCAATTTTTCTTCCGATGTTAGTTGTTTATCAGTCGGTAAAGCACCATGTAATTGTGTGTATCTGTCACAAAATTCCTTATATTCTTCTTTGAACATAAGTTTATCATCTATCCATGAGAAGAAGAATGGCTTATACATAGATTCTCCACGCTCTGCTTTACCCCAAATCTCCTGAAAATAATTCATGCCGTTAGCAGTTGATTCCAGCAGTAAAATACCATGTGGAGTTAATGCCTGTTCTATTGCAATTAGTTGTTGCTGAATCGTATCTTTACAGAACGCCACTTCACTGATATGTGCAAAATTTATAGTTGCACCTCTGCATACGTCTTTGTTTCCGCAAGTAGTACAGATAATATGGCTTCCATTTGTAAAACTTAATTCCTTCTTATTGTTATTAAAAATAGGTACTTTAAAAGGGTCTGCCATATTGTTGTAAAGTTGCTTCAATTTATTAAAGATTTCAGTAGCAGATTGAATTGAATAACTCATAAGCAAGCAAGTACTATTTGCTTTTGTCGTTGCTATGTAAATACTCTGTGCTACTGCCAAAGTTGAAATACCTAACTGTCTGCTTTTCAGCACAATATTATATTTTGTTTCATTTTTTAGCAGGTATTTCTGTTCAGGGTTCAGTTTGAATTTCTGTAATTCTCCATTCTTATTAACTACCTTCATAAGGTTCTGCATGAAGAAAAGAGGATTAGTCCATAACTTTTTTAATTTTTCTTGTGTTGTCATAATTCACCCCCATTTATTTAATAATTAGCAACAAATAAGACGATATTAAGTTAGGGTATAACTACACTCCTTACGCTTAATATCGCCTGTATCATTGTTAAAACATAATGTAACTACATTAGAAATTAATCTTCAGTATTATCCTCAAAATCCTTATCGCTTAACCCCTGTGCGATCTCCAAAATACCATTCTTTTTATTATCTGCAAAGAATTGATTAGAGAAGTCAACAAATGCTTTGAAAGCGTTTGTATCACTCTTTGCCTTGTCATAGTAAATACCATATAATTCAATCATTTTCTTTTGATGTTCACGTTGCAATAGCCATTTAACTGCGGTTTGTACATTCTCTTCCATAAGCCAATTATCACAAACGTGTGGTGTCATACCTTTAGTAAAAGTTTTATACTGTGATGTTAAATCTTCAAAGGTCTTAACATCAGGATTAGGCAATAATTCAGGCGCATATTTCCAAATTATGTAGTATGCTTTTGCTTGTGTTTTTACCATACCTATTATATGTTTTAAAATGCTTTCTTCCTGTGAAGTTGATTTACCAGAAGCAAATCCATCTTTACCAGTAATACTCTTTTTATTCCTTGCCATTATCCCACTTCTTTTCTGTCTGCTCCATACATTTATTTACATCATCAATTGTTCTAATATTTGTAATAGGAGTATCATATTTTGCATTTATTCTCTCCATAGCGGCAATAACATCATCTAATGTCTTAATGCAATTATTCGTTGTTTTTTTGTTATCCTCATAAACCTTTTCATTGTTTTTAATAGCATTGTTTAATTCTTTATTCATAATACTATCTTCCTTTCTTATCTGAAGTGCTATGTATTTCTGGTTTGTAAGGACGAATATCTATTTTCTTAACCGCTGACTTATATACAAAAGTAGCACCAAAACAAATACAATTAGTTTGATCGGATTTTATTTCCCTGATTATTTCTTTCGCAATTTCGGAATCATATGGTATTTCACATTCATCCGTTGTTCCATCAATGTAATAAACTTTAATAGCTATATCCTTCATAATTATTTCTCCTTTTCTCAATTCGATTTTCTGATTATCATTTGTACTGTAAATTTCCTTTGTTTTAACATCTGGAAAGGTCTTATAGATCTTCGATGTTCAACATTGTTTTTATCATAATATGAAACCCACATAAGATAAGGTTTAATGCTTAAAATTTTAACATCTTCATCAAAAGGATAATTTTTACCATGATCTTTTGCGTGAATAAACATACCTTTTTTCAAAAGATTTAAATTAAAAGTTTCTTTACCATATTCATCGGCGGAAAATATCCGCATATCTGTTTTATCATTCATTCGATTTTCTCTCCTTATACTATATATTGTGTAGTCACGGTCTAATACTATTCTATATATTGATTTTTAACTGAAAGTATACACTGATAGAAGGTATATCTTCTATTAGTGTACCTTTCCAGTGAGCTATCTATTTACAATAACGTATGACTGATAGCTTACACTGTCGGGAATATGATACTGCAATTTATTCGCCTTACTTGCTTTTACTCTCTTGAAATTTCCTATATTTAGTATCTGTTGAATACTTCGTTTCCACTGGATTTCTGTCTGGCCTTTACCTCTAATATCAGATTCAAGACAATAACCTTTTTCATTGATAATATTACAAAGTTTGTTTATTAATTTTAAGGTAGCATTATCCGACTTTTCAGAAGTACCTAAACTGTTTTCAAACTTGAATTTCAATTTACTAGTTAGTTATACATAACCATTTCTTTACATTCTTTAATCATATCTTGTGATATATCTTCCGGTTTGTATTTAGGCACTTTTATGTACTTGCCATATTCCATAGGGTTCTGACTATAGATTCTATTTGTCTTATTGAATACTGTTTGAATCTTATCTTCTGCAAATTTTTTTTGTGTGTCCCAAAACTTTTGATTATCAAAGTTTTCATCTATATCAGCATGATAATCAAAAGCAAACAGGAACATTGATTTATAGCAGTTAGTAATTTCATCACGCTTTAATAATTTCCTAATCTGCTGAATAAAATCATCATAGAATTGTTTTGACTTTTTGCGGTCACAGTATAATTTCCATTTTTCATTATTTTCTGTTACGCCATAAGAAACCTCAAGTTGATTCTTTATTTTGTCAATCTTATCTATTGTTTCCAAATCTTCAATATCATCTGTCGCAAAGAATTCCCCGTCTTTGCCTTCCTTTACAAAACTAACTTTATAATATTCTTTATACATAAAGTCACCATATTCTACAAGATTACTAAT